CAGTGTAGCGCCTGAAGCGTCAATACCCTGGTCATTGATGTTACGGTCATCTAGTAAAGGAATGTAAACGTCTTGTTTAATTTCTTTACCATGATGTTTAGGCATAGCCTGAACGTTTGCTAAAGGCATAAAGTACTGCTTGTCGCGTACTGCAATTAGCGCCTTTTTGTTATAAAAATCCGTGCGAGCCTGTGCACCGATTGTTGAGTTGGAACCATTTCCATATACTTGAGCCATTATATTTCTCCTATATTAGCTACATTAAATTAACCACTAGCCGCCATCTTCATAAACTCATCGTCAGTCATCTTAAGATAATCTGGCTCTGCTGAAGTCTTCTTGCTAGTAGTCTTCTTAGTTGACGCCGCAGCTTTACGTTTCTGTTTAACTGCTTCGTCTGTCTTTGCTTTAGTCTTCGGTACAGATGCTTCCACAGGTGGAGGAGCAACATAACCTTCTGGTACTACATCACCACGGTGTTGTAAAAACTCAGCTACTTGTCTGTAAGCTATTACATCAGGAACTTGAAGTCTCCCTACTGCACGCTCAGAGTCAATAATAGACTGAACCTTATCATACACACCATTGTATACATGGTCATTAATAATAGAGATAATGCTAGGATTTTCTGATATTAACTTTTTACTTTCACCATCCCATTCTTTAGCTAGGATATTTAAAGTCCTATCAAAAGAGGGTGAATCTTTAATATCATCTAATGCTTGGTTAACATTAAACTCTGTATCACTTACCCTGTAGTCATTAGGTTTGTACTCATCGTCTGTATCTGTATCTATATCTAAAGGATCGATGCCACTTTCTTTTATTAACTTAGTAATCGCTGCTGGGTTCTTCTTAGATAAATCAATTAGATTATTAAGCTTAGCTTCATCTAGTAGACCTTCTTTTTCAAGCATGCTAACTACACGTAGATTAGGCTTAATAGCTTTCATCTTGCTTGAGTAGTCTGCTCCCATCTGCATTAGTTTAATAGCATCATCAACACTGTCAACTTGCATCATACGTTTACTGGCTTTAAAAGGTGACATTATCCTTTTATATGCACCCTCGTAATCAATAGCAACAGTTTCCTGGGTATCCCCGTCTGTGTCTGGTGCGATATCTTCCGTAGTTACATCTGTATCCTGAGACTCTGGCTCTGGTTCGTTGTCTGAGTTTTCATCCTCCTGTAAAGTATCCTCTACAGGGTCGGTTACTTCCTCGTCTGACTCATCTTCATCAGCTTCATCGGTGTTACTTTCGGATGCTTCAATCTCTTGAGTGGCGTCCTCACTTGGCTCATCATCAGAAGTCTGCTCTTCTTCAGGTTCGTCAATCTGGTCAGTTTCTTGAGCTTCTAGTTCTTGGTCTAGTTCATCCTCAAGCATACTTAAATCTTGTTTTAGGAACTCCTCATCAGTCATTCCTAATGCGTTATCTAATGCCATTATGCTAAGCCCTCCGCAATAATTTCAGCTCTAGTGTCTTCGTCTTCTTTGTATGCTTGCTCAGCTTGCATACCACGTGACTCCACACTTTCAAAGAAATTTTGTAAAGCACCAATACCATACATCATGTTATCAATCATCTTTTCCTGGCTCTCATCTAAGCCAGCACTTTTAGCTGTTACTAGTCTTGCAGCTTCCTCATTAAAATAGTAATCCAAAATTACCTTTTTGAACTCTCTATTTTTAGCTAGTTTACGGTAACTATTTCTAATATCCATAAACTTCTTGGCCTCAGCCATATTCTTATCTAACTGTTCTATTTGTTGTTCACTGTTCATCGTGTGTCCTCGTATTGAGATTAAAACAAGTAAAGTTACCTTTTTCGCGATTATATCACGGTTATTTAACTGTTACCCTCCATTTAACACAGGATCGTTAATAATTGCATCTGCAAATTTATTATCCATTCCATGTTGTTGGTCGACCTTCTTCATATTTTCCTCATGCTGGCGATTAACACCAGACTCTTGTTCAACGAAGTTAAGGTCTTCCAAATCAGACTTACTATTAAGATTTCTAGATTTAGACATCTCAGTAGCAGTCTTAGCCTTCTTGTATTCAACATCCACAGCATTCTCAGCAGCTTTAGCTTGTTCATTAGCTATCTGTGCTTGCAATAGTTGTAATTCAAGTTGTGCTTTCTGTTCAGCCATAGGATTAGGTTGTGGCTGGTATTCTTTAATTTGTCTAGCTAAGTCAGGCATCTTACGTAAACGTGCAATGTCAGCTAAGATTAACTGAGACATCGCTGGATCCATATTATTACCCATAGTTTGTAACATAAACGATAGTTCCTGGGCTTTCTCGTTATCAGCTTCAGCTGTAGAGATGTTTAACTTGATGTCATACATACCACCTAGGTCTTCTCTGTTAATAGCTACAAACTCCTCATTAGTTACTCGAATAATTTCTTCATCATTCAAGAACTCAGCATTCATAGATATAATCTTACGGCCAATCTGGTTAATACCATTAGAGAATCTACGTAGGATTCCTAGTTCACGTTTAGACGTAGCATCTAGTGCAGATCTAATACCTGTTGCTGTTGTACCTAATGCTTGACCACTGATGCCCTGGCTAAACGCTTTAACACCTGTAAGCGACTCAGCTTCATTATTCTGAAGGTTAAGCATGTTTAGGGCACTACCAGGAATCTCAGGGTAAGTTTCCATGTGGAAAGCCTGTCTAGGGTCTACATTAGCATTAAATTTGTAATCAGCACCTTGTTCAAACTTACGTGCATTAGTTGTATCTAGGGCATCTTTACGAATACCCATCTGACCATTAGCACTACGACCGATAATATCGATCATACCACGAGTTACAGCACCTACAATCTTTTGATTATCTTCAAGTAATGCACCATCTGGCTCACCGTATACAGATTTACGTCTAGGTAAGTATTGTACTGATACAAACGGTAGCTTCTTATCAGGGAATGGATTAGCATCCATTCTAATTAGTGTATCACCAATCCATGCAGCTACGAAAGGTTCAGCTTCTCCTGAATCATTGTAATCCCAAAAACCCCAGTATTCATGTACGACGAGCTTCTTACGTGCGTCATCTTTAAATTTAAAGCTACTGTCATCTCCAGACTCAAAATCTGGTTCAGATAATGGGCTATTACTGTCTTTATTTACAAAATCTAAATTACTGTACCTACCATCTTTTTTAAGTTGGGACATAGATGTCTCAAAACTATAGATAATAAACTCTGCACTATCTAGGTCACCTTGACAAGTAGGATCAATAATTACATTGTTGTAATCACATACTTCTAATGAAGGTTGATTCTTAACCGTAACAACTTGTTCTTGCATTTCTACACCAGTTTGCACTTCCTCATATGGAGGCACACCTTGCTGTTGCATTTGCATAGCTTGTTGTGGGTCTTGTACAGGAACCATCTCAATGACTGGCATTTCCACCATTTGAGTTTCTTCTTCGAAATCCCAACCTACTTTAACGATAGCAGTACCTTCATCTACCGCAGTCCTAACGAACTCGTCAATAAATTTAGTCTTATCAATCTTACAGTTAATCTGATAATTTAATACTTGGCCATTTTGAATAGCAGCATCTTTATCTTCAAATGTAGCTGGGGCTGTATTGAATAAATCATCAGTAGATAAGAATGGTTCACTAAGTGAAGCGTATCTCCATTCAGCTTGCTTACGTATAAGCTTAGGTACAATCTTTGACCTACCCTTCTTAGGTTTAACCTGTTGATCACCATTAAGGTTACTAATCCAGGTATCTACTTCAACAACATGTGCTGTATGTGCTGATTGTGCTTCAGTATAATCTTGTTTAAGGTCTTCCAGTTTCGGTGGGTTATCCCAAGAGGTTAACTCTTCTGGTGCACTTAAATCTAAATCCATTTTGTTTTCATCTTTCATCATAGAGTGTCCTTGTATGACTCAATCTTGTAAATTTTTACACCATTTAGTTCACCGTGCTCAGTAATATACTCACTGAAGAATTCTAAACCATCTTCAAACAAGCTGCAATACACATCTTTGTTTCTAGAGATTTCTGTGAAAAAATACTTAATAATAGATGCTAGGTGTATTTTAGCTTTCATATTGTTAGCTACGACCATACTAGCGATTAAATACCCATTCAGTTCACGATTATACATATAGTATATAAAAGCTTCCCCCTTTTGTAAAACGGTACAGTGGTGGAATTTAATGTCCATTGACAGTCTCCACAATAGCTGCGGTAAATACATTACCCATACCAGCACCTAAACTAATAATCATACCGTTCTCTTCTTTCATAGCAATGTGCATCTCAACAGCTGTTGATACTCCCATTGTATGCCCAATTCGTTTCTTGTAGTTAACTATCTTAGCTTCTTCGAAGTAAGTCTTAACTACCATGTTCTCAATGTTGTTATCTGTTGACATAGTAGCATGCTTCTTAACTACATCTATGTCTTCAGGTAATATCTTTGCTTGTTCTAACGCTTTTTCAATTGCTAGAGTGTAACCTGCACCGTCTGCACGGATACCTAAAGGATTAGTATTAATTTCAGATGTTAAAGCAACTCCGTGCAACAGACCTACGGCCGTGTTGCCCGAAGATTGCATAGCAGATTCATTCTCCAGTACTATAATGTTAGCTGCTTGACCTAATCTAAACTTTTCTATTTGTTTAGCTTCTTCCGCCAGGCTTAATGTCAATGACTGCTCTCTAAAGAACTTTAAGAACTCTTCAGATGTACCATTATCAGTAGATATGATAACTACTCTATCCAACTCACCTGCTTTAAGTAATAATCTAGCTTGGTTAAGCGCAGCATGCCCACTAACGCAACTTGTTGTATCTGTGCTAATGTACTCAAACTCACCTAATTTATTAGCTAGCTGTCCTGCGTAAATTTGAGACATACCTAGAGGTAGTAACTTTAACGTAGGATAATCGTTAGATGGTTTAATATTTGCACCATAACCTGTCCATACAGAGCCACCAGTAGCTAATATAAAGCCGTTACGCCCTTCACATGATAAAGTATCGGTTAAGAAGCCTAAAGTGTCTGTATCGTTAGATAAGAGCTTCTCAACTAAAACAGATGGCATTATCTTAATACCTTTTTTAACAAACATCCCGCCATCGGTTATTTGGTGTACATTTTGAGGTACATCAATATTAGTCAGCTCAGTAACTTCTTCACTATAAACTGAATTGATGTGAGTAATATTAATCATTTGTAATGAGTAAATGTTTCTCTAAGCTCTTCAAT